GCGAATGGCGACAATTATGCTGCTGGTGACTCCAGACTTCCGAAAATCCTCATTCCTATGATCAGACGTACTTTCCCCGAATTAATCTCTAACGAGATTTGCGGTGTTCAACCTATGGGTGGACCTGTCGGTTTGGCTTTTGCCTTACGCTATCAATATCAATCTGATTTCCTCAGTGATACCGATGGTGTTGGCAAGACTGCTGCAACTGGCGGAACCAATCCCGGATTAGGTTATACAGGTAACACAAATGGTGTCACTAATGAACTCGGTTATCAATTACTTGATACTCGTTTCACTGGTGTTTCATCTGCTGCGTTGTCTGGACACGCCGAGTGGGCTTTTGCTAACCAAGATCGCGGCGTTGCCCAACTCTTGGAGAACTATGAAGCCACTGGACGCATTCCTCAAATTGAGATGAAGTTCGAAAAAACCTCCGTTGAAGCTGGTACTCGCAGACTCGCAACTCGTTGGTCAATCGAATTGGAACAAGATATTAAAAATATGCAAGGCATCGACATCGATGGCGAGCTTACTAATGCAATGTCTTACGAAATCCAAGCCGAAATCGACCGTGAAGTTGTTATGCGTATGCTACAAGCTGCATTCAACGCTGGTTATGGGGCAGGTTACTCCTTCTGGAGTCCTGTAAGTGCTGATGGTCGTTGGACCGCTGAAAGAAATCTTACATTCTATCAAAAATTGATTATCGAAGCTGGACGTATGGCCGCTCGTAACCGTAGAGGTGCCGCTAATTTCATTATCGCCACTCCTCGTGTTTGCAGTATCCTCGAAATGCTTCCTGACTTCAAGATTTACGAAATCAATGGCACTGTCTCGACTGCTGGTGTTGGTATCGCTAAAGTTGGAACTGTTGGATCTAGATTCACCGTCTATCGTGATACAAGAACTGAAGTTCAGAATACTACTTACTATCCTAACCAAAACTATTACACACCAACTCGTACCGAGCCTGTGGAATATGCGTTGATGGGTTATAAGGGTTCTGAATATTATGATACTGGTATTATCTATTGCCCATATATCCCGATCATGGTACAACGTGCCATCGATCCTATTAACTTCACCCCTCGCGTTGGTCTAATGACCCGTTACGGTATCGTTAATAACATATTTGGTGCCAATCTTTATTATCATTTAATTATCGTAAAAGGACTTGGTGTTGCCTTTACCCCCGGATCAACTTCAGTTTACCTGTAACCGATCCAGTAAAGCAAAACGAATCAAAACCGAAACCGTGGGAACCGAAGATCCCACGGTTTCTTCTTTTATACATAAAATGGAAAAATATATCATAATGACTAAATAATAGTATGGCTAGATATACTTTCGATACTCTCTTACTTTCCGCCCAAAAAACAGGAAATCCCCCACTAACCAATACATCATTATCAAGTGATGGTGTAAGGATCGTTTATTTAAATACTCTCGATAAAGGAATAGCATTTAATAGAAAAACAACTTTAAGTAATACCTTATGTTCATTTAATGCTTTTGGTTCTGCTTTCCAAATTGATAAAAATTATCACTATTCCCCAATGGCTATTTCTAATAATTCAACATACACATTCTTTACGTATAGTTCCGCTAGTAATTCATTAACTGACTCATTAGGAATGAGCGGCCAAGATATTAATATATGGGATTCTAATAAATCCAGAATGCACATATTAGGTTACATTTAATGTGTTATACAATACACAAACAGACACTTTTCGTCTGATATTTCATACATTAACACATTGGATTGATTTCCCGTGTGTTTTTTATTGACATTTTTATAAGTGTTGTAAATATATATCTATGATTGATTATATAACAGAAGAAGTTAAACAATTGGAAAATGTGGTTAAGAATATTCCCGGTTTTAATGATCCCACATTTTCTAACTTTAAAAAGGATGTATTGACAATGGCTTTCTATAATGGGAAGAGGTACTTTATCCCAAGAGATAAATCTGAACTATACACAAATGAAATGTTTTCATTGTTATGGTTGAAATGGTCAGATAATAAACAATTAGTTTCCGTTCCAGAAATTAAACTATTTGAAAGTAAAAAAGATATGAGGAAATGGTTGAGAGGCAATAGACCAGTCATTTATTCTATTATATGTTCGATAATCTTAGAATGTCCAGATAATCCATTTTCAAAAGATTCTATAATTGAAAGGGTTAAGTGGTCTAACAATAATCCAGATAATTGTGTAGAGAAACGAAGATATGCGTGTAGATATCACCCCGAAGAAGTTCCTTTATCATGGTTAAAGTATAATTTTCAATTTATAGTAAATAAAATATCAAAAAGTAAACTACTTTATTGGTTCTGTTATAAGCTATATGCTGTTAAATAATAATACATGTTTGTAAGAGGCAGTGGAAGTGGCAATGAATACCGTAGAGTGGATAACTCATTCTATAGAGGAATTATCGTTAAGAACAATGATCCCGAAAAACTCAATAGGGTTAAAATATACATACCAGAATTAACAAATCAACCATATGATGAATGGTTTGAAAAATTTGAAATATTTATATTAAAATCTCCCGGTGTAAATTCCAATCCCAAAACGGAATCAGAAAAAAAGAAAACCGGAGATTGGGAAGACTATGAAATTTTTGATGAAATTTGTAAAGGTATTCCATGGGCGGAACCATGTTTTCCATTATTCGGAGAATCCAATAATTTTAGGCTAAACAGGAATCTAGAAGATATATCAACAATATCTGATTGTAATTATGAAGATGGGTTTAGAATTATCGATAAAGATGCTCCAACAATTCAAGATGGATCTTTCAGCCCAGCATTTTTATATGAAAATGAAGAAACTGTAATAGGAGATTCTTTCTCTTCTCCAACTGTTAATTTTTGTGTCAAATGTAATCCTTATTCCTTTTCATATAGACCATCAAAACACGTAAATAAAACGAAGGGGGTTATAGGAATTCCAGAAGTTGGAAGTAAAGTTTGGGTTTTTCACTATGAAGGGGACTTGAATTTTCCTGTTTATTTTGGAGTTACCCAAGATTTTAGAAGCTTGACATTGCTCAACGATACAGACAATGAAAGTAAAATAGGTCCAGTGTATCCTAACGATTTCGAAAATTAAAATATGGGATTAATATATAAAAACAGACTGATTATAAATCAGAGAGGGGGATCAATCGATATTGACAACACTACCGATAAAGAGAAACTTAAATTGTCACATAGAAGTGGTTCAAATATAAATTTGACAAATGTGGTTAATTCCGAGTTAGCTACAAATAATAAGCAAACTTCTGTCATAAACGATCTTTTTCAAACTGTGGGTAAAGATAAAACCGAATTTGTAGCTAAAGACAATACTTTAAGAACGGGAGGAAACACTTATAATTTAAAGGGATTTATCGGGGATGAACAGTTAAAGGCTTTTGAAACATGGAGAGATATATTTCGACCAATATCAAAATTAAATTCCCAATTTAAAATTAAGAGAGGGGGTATTGGGGTTCCAAATGGGGAAGAAACTATAGAATCAGGAAATAGAGCAAGTAATCCAGTTGTTGGAAGCACTGTGTTCACTGTAGAAAATACCTTCAATGGTTATTCTGGTGTTCCCATTAGAAAATCGGATACGGATGAAGTGGTTACATTTGCCAAAGTTCCCGATTATAATAAAACAAAACCAGCAGAAACAAGACAAATATCTTCAGCTAATATAGAAAGTGCGGCGGGAGAATCTGGTTCTAATGCTCCCGGTGTCATATCCCAAGGAGCAGAGAAGAGTGCGGCATCTGAGAATGGTCTATGGGATATCAACTATGATGCCCAACGAATAGATTTAAAACTATTAGATATTCAAGAAGAAATTCAACCAATTGAACAACAAATGGGTGATGGGGGTGATGAAATTCTCTTTACTAAAAGAAATAAATTTGAACAAGTAGGTGCCACGTTTAATGATTATCCATCTATTAGAATAGATAAAACTGGAAGAAGCCAACCATTTGAAATGGTTGTATCCAGCACGGGGGCATTTAAAAACCATGATGCGGTTCCACATATCGAAGAGATTGACAACTCATCTTTTTTTCCATGTGGAAATGATGATAAAATTATAGGCAATAGATATTCCAGAACAGTTGGTTCGGGTGGTATAAATTTCAAGACCACGGGATCTACGGAATTGGGAGGCACTATACTTAAAGCTGGTTTCAATAGAATTCATCTAAATGCTTCGGATGGTATTCAAGTCGCGTCAGAGGAATTTATTGAACTTCAATCATTAAAAACTATAACCCTAAGAACCAACAGACAAGTATATGTTGAGAGTTCATTAGGTGTAAAGGGTAATTTAATCGTTGGTGGGGGGATATACGTGGAAGGAGAACTATATTGTCATCACATTACAGCACCTTTGGAAGTTCATCAAACTCAAGACACTGTAGTAACAGGTAAATTCGCAACCGACACAGATAGAACTTTATTAATAGGGGAAGCACATATCGGAGACAGATATTATCCCGTATATGCCATCAAAAATGATGATTTAATCGTCAACTATCCGCATAGTCACCATCATAATGGTATTCCCATGAGATTGACCAGATCCAATTCCGATGTAAGAGAGTTCGCGGCCAATGAAAAGATCAATGAACATAATAATATTTCCCAATCTCTGCCACAAATTCATGAAAGAAAAATGGCAAATGAAATATTATAATTGTTGATCAACAATACCATACTCCAAACACTCTTCGATACTTAAACATAAATCACGTTTAAGTAATTCATCTAAACGTTCCATTGGAATTTTAGTATACTGTTTATAAAATCCTTTGATAAACTTCATCATGTTATTGCAATTTTCCATTGAGTCTTCCAATTCGGAATACTTTCCATATATTTCAGAAGAAAGTTGATGAATCAATAAAGATGCATGTCTGCCCATAAATCTCTTATGACCAACTATGGAAATAAGTGTTCCAGCGGAAGCAACATACCCATCAACATATGTATATACTTTTGATTTTAAAGTTGGTATAAAATCAATGACTGCAATAGCAGAACTTAGTTCTCCACCATCTGTCTTTAAATGTAAATGGATCACTGGATCGAAACTATCACCCAATACATTTTTAGTATTTTGTAATTTAGTATCCACTTCTTGAAGTGATCTATTCAACTCCAATACAGATTCATTTGTAATATCATCATAGAAGAAAATCTTATTTTCCAATACCCTAAGTGCCGAAGAAGATTGGAACTGTTCATTGCTTATGGTAAATGGGGTGGGTTGTTCTTCTGAGGAACACTTGGCTTTGTTTTTATTTTTCCAATTCATTTTATTATTTTATTAAATTCTACTTTCCCTGTCTTAAACATGTCAACTATGTAGGGATTACATAGTTGACATTTGTTGCAAATATTCATAATGGATTTTACATTTTCCAATGTATCTATTCCAGTTTCCGTTGCTTCTTTATGGATTCTTCTAAAAGATCTATTATAACATATACATTTATCAATCATAGAATCTCGCAGCTACCTCCAGAACATATAATTAATTCACATTAATTCACACGTTCCTGTGCCTGAACAAGCCTGTGCGCCCAAAGTATCGGCATCAACATGACTTTCATGATCTTCAGTTATTTGCGTCCAATCAAGCTCAACATATTCTCTCTTAAGGTCACACCAAGTTTTCCATAGAGAAACATGTTTTAAACAATATGTAGCACGTTTAACATCACCATCAAAGTATCTATCACCGAATTGTTTCACTCTACGAACCCAATCAACTTTATTAAACCATTCATCATATGATTCAGTTTCTAAAAAATATTCAGCCAACGCTTTATTCGTTCTTTTAACTGTTGGGTAAACTGGTTTAATCCAACCGTGACCTTTGGTTAAATCCTCACCGAATCCAAGAACGGTATCACAAGCTCTCCAAAGATTATTATCAAAAGCAGCAAGACCATCTACAATAAGACCTGATGCAAATACAGATGCGTCTCCGTATTCTTTAACCAACTCAGACGGTGTTAATACGGTTGCAAATGGTGCTTGAGCATAATCCAAATCCCCAGAAGAAGGTAATAAAGAAATTCCAGCAAACCATTGTTGATTATCAAAGATGAAGTTTTCAACATCTTCCCATTCGTCAGGTTTTACAGTAATAGTATTAGAAACGTTATGTCTTGCTTTTGGATTAACACAACGTTCTATAACAGTTCCATGATCTACCCAATTTTGTTGAGTCGTTCTAACTCTTTCTAAGAGTTCAACCGCTTTTAATTGATTCTTTACAATAGCACCAACTGGAACTTCACATAAAAATGAAATAACTTTATCCGTTTTATTTGTGGACCAAACTGATTCTTCAACCGCAGCAGGATTTCTTTTTTCCGTTTCCTTTAAACAAAATTCTGATTTATTTGCTTGAACTCTTCTTACATAACGTTTTGCGTGATGTGGATGGATACCGGATGCAGTTCCCAATACACATGACGTAGAACCAGCGGGTTTAACACAGGTAGCTCTCGCACAAGGATTAATACCCAACATTGTTGCAATTTTTTTATTAATATCTAAAATTGATTTAGCGGCTTCTTGTTGAATCTCTTCATCAAATAATAAATCAGGATTATCCATCATTCCAGTAATGGAACAACCAAGTAGTGCCTCTTCTTCAAAAATCTCTTTGGATTCTTTGGAAAGATATTTAAAATCTGTATATCCTGCCTGTAAAGTTCCTATAATAGCAGATGCTTCACAAGCCTTTAAAAAGTTTTCCTTTGTATCACACCATTTACCATTAATCTCTGTAAGATTACATCCTTGAAAACCACTACGACCATCTTTGGTTTTTGGATACATACCAATTTCAACACAAGGATTATAACCAATATCCAAATCATCCATCCAAATAAATCCGGGTTCACCGAACTCCTTTGTGGATTTCATTAATTTTGCAAATTCTTCTCTTGTGACTTTACCTTTTAAAAGAGCAGCACTGTTATTAGAACGACCACGTTGAGGATTAGTAATAAACCAATCTCCAATCTTGGCATTCAACATCTCTTCATCGTCATGAGAGAAGAGACAAAGGGTGGCGGAACGACGAACACCACCGGACAAAACGGCATCGGAAATGTGCATGATAATATCATATGCATCGATAGGACGAAGTTTACCCGCAAATTCATCGGTATTGAATTCTGGAGAATTTAATCTTTGTTCTATAACAAATTCTATTTTTTCTAAAGATGCCTTCAGCCCATTCGGTCCCGGTGCTTTGAATTGTCCAGCGATTAAGGTGCCTTCTGGTCTGATTTTAGAAAAATCATATTTCAATGTGGCTCCGTGATGTGATTTAAATTCATCGTTGGATTGAAAATATGAATCTAATAAAACACCAATCGCATCCGCCCAACCCTCGATTGAATCTTCAATAGTATATTTATTTGTAAGTATGCTGCGTTTATGTATCACTCCCAACTTTTTGACATGTTGCTTCTGAACAGAAAACCCAACACCGCATCCACATAGAAGAGAATACATAATCTCTTGAAATACTCGTTCTCTATCAATATGTGTGAATAAACAATTGTATACTTTTAATTCATGTTTGAAAATTGGATCACCAGCAAATTGTAATGTTCTTTGTGCTGCCAGAACCCTTTTCTTATTTTGCATTGATTGTGCAAATGAAATAAGTTGATCCAATTCTGGATTTTCTTCAATTTGTTTCGCATATTTTATTCTATGCATTTCAAATACTCTACCTACCGCTTCTTCCCATGTCTCTCTTCTTTTTTTCTCTTTGTTGTATCTCGCGTAACGAGAATAAAATGTGTAATCGGATAATGCTTTAATACTCATAAGTTTTATAAAATGTCTCGTTGACCGTTCTCAATTAGACCATCTAATCGGAGAAAGTCAATCGTTTTTTGTTTGATTATTTACCCTCAAAAATATAAATTTCAAACCTTTAAAAAGTTCATCCGTGTGAATAAATAGGAATTTTTTCCAATCGATTAAATAATAATATGTGGATCAAAGAAATAGGAATGTTATATGAAGGATGGGGTCCGAGTAGTCCCAATTACCCCGCAGATGGTCGTTCTACGCTTCCCCCACAAGAAACCAAGGATAGTATCCGAATGAAGGGAGTCTTCGGTAGCGGTGATTCTCCTGCTAATATAGCATCCCTTAGTATGGCTAGTGGCCAAAATCCTTATGAACAAGAGGAAGATTCCGCAGTAAGTAAATCCACTATATTACAATTACTTCATAAAAGTATGCAAGATTTAGATCACAATAATAATATGGATAAAAATTCTATATTAATTTTAAGCGGATTGATTAAAATAATAAAAAATTTATGAACAAATCATTACAAAATATTTACGAAAATATAAAATCGGGTAAAAAATCAGAGGAAGAAGTTATTAAGGAAAATAATAAATTCTCCAAATTTGATTTAAAAGATTACACTGAAATAGTGTATGAGGGAAAATCTGGACACGGTGATCAAAAAGCAGTTCAAAATATGATGAATGATGCCATTTCTAAAGGTCTTATTACTGCAAAAGAAACTAAAGGTGGATGGTTGTTAAAATCTACTGATGGTGTTCATCAGGAAGCTATTCATAAAGGTGAACGTGCCTTACATTATCTTCGAAGATTTCTTCAGAAATTAAGTTGACATTCCAAAATAGTGTGGTAAATTTATTTTGATGAACAAAAATTATACACACATCGCAATGATAATCGACCGCAGCGGAAGCATGTCTTCCTGCTGGAAAGACGTTATGGGTGGTTACACCGAACTTGTAAAACAAAATAAGGAAGAACCCGGAAAATGCACATTTACTGTTGCTGCATTTGATACCGAATATGAGCTATTAGAAGATTTCACTGATATTAAGGACGTTAAAGATGAACTTACTGTTACACCTAGAGGTGGAACTGCACTATTGGATGCTATTGGAAAGACTATTGTTACCGTAGGTGAGAATCTTGCTAAGATGAAAGAAAAGGATCGTCCTATGAAAGTAATGGTGGTAGTGCAAACCGATGGTGAAGAAAATTCATCTAAAGAATTTAAAAAGGAAGATATTAAAAAACTTATCGAAGAACAAACCAATACTTATAAATGGCAATTTCAATTTATAGGAGCATCTTTAGCTTCTATAAATGAAGCCAGAAATTGGGGATTTGCTGCCTCAAATATGAGCACGTATAATACTACAAACTCAAACGCAACATTCTCTACACTTGGATTGAAGATGAGATCTGCAAGATCCGCCAATACCATGGAACAATATTGTGCGTCCGTAGCATTTAGTGATGATGAAAAAACATTATTAAATTCTGATAAAATTTAATACAGAAGACTAAATAAAAATACCAAAACAAATGTCACATATCGAACAAGGCGGATTTTACCCAACAAGTAATCGTAAAGATTACTAAGGGAGTCTTGTTGTTTGATATTAATTAAAACCCAAATATAATGAGACTCCCTACGAAAATAGGGAGTCTTTTTTGTTAAGGATATGATAGGCCCAAGACGAGGGAGTGCCTGAAACGCCCAAGCAGCACGGAAAATTGTGCGGTCACGCGAAAGCCTGTTAAAATGCAAATATTAAGTTGACATTAATTAAAACCGGATTATAATCCGGGAAACGATGCCGTAGGAAAATTGGTTATCCCCACCAGACTTTCACTCTGGAGTCCGCAAGGACAGTGCGCGTTCGATTCGCGTCGGCATTGCTATTCAATGATTTGAAGTTCGAAAGACTAAATAATAGTATGGAAAATAAAAGAAGAAAGTCTATTATCTGGAAATAGAAAAATCTAAACTTATAGAAATAACAGAAGAATCTAGTAGTATCGCTGAAATACTAAGAAAATTAGGTTATGAAAAACACCTAACATCTAGGTGGTATATTATTCTCAAGAAAAGGTTAGATGAAGATGGAATCGATTACTCTCATATTAATTTAGGGTTAGGTTCCAATTTAAATAGAAAATTTGATTGCACAGCATATACAAAAGATGAAGTTTTAGAAAAGTTAAAAATTCCAAAATTACTCCATTCTGGAGATAAACAAAGAATTATAAAATCTAATATAGTTCCACACACTAATTGCGCTATTTGTAATATTAAAAGGTCGTGGAATGGTATAGAATTAAGTCTACAACTAGACCACATCGACGGTAATCCAACGAATAATAACCCCCCACCAACTTAAGATTTTTATGTCCAAACTGTCACAGTCAAACCGATACGTTTTGTTATGGAGAAAAACAGAGATCTAAATGTATTGATTGTGGGACTAGGATAAATAAAATATCCACAAGATGTATCAAATGTTCAAATAAAATCACCGGGAAACATAGTAAAAAATTCGAAATATCGGACGATGACTTGACAAAATTAGTGTGTTGTGATAAAGTTCCATTTACAAGAATTGATAAAATGTTCGGAGTTTCAGATAACGCTATTAGAAAAAGATGTGAAAATATTGGAATAGATTCAAAAACAAGAAAATTAATTAAACAGTAGGGTAGTGTAATCAGGTAACATGCCAGCCTCATAAGCTGGAGAAAGGTTAAAATCCCGTTGTTGGTTCAAATCCAACCCCTGCAACCATAATTGGAATATCGTCAAGTGGTTAAGACAACGCTTTCATACGGCGTTATGCGTCAGTTCAAATCTGACTATTCCTACCAAATTAAAATTTATGACAAAACTAAGACTAATAAGAGCAATAGATCCGTATACATTCACCCCTAGAGTTGGAATTATGGACGGTAAGGAAAAATTACTACAATTCGACTTGGTATTTAACCAAGATAATTCAGCAATAATGGGTGACGAAGAAGCTATTCTAGAATTGAAAAGATTAATTAGAGAAAAAGTAAATCCTTCTAGATATGATGAAGTTGATGAATTATTATATAATGAATTTAAGAAACCTTTAACAATAAACGAATACCAAAACAAAGCAATTGCAACCGCAATTTATGGAGAAGGATCTTCAATAATTTATCCAACTCTTGGACTTAGCGGTGAAGCAGGAGAAGTAGCAGACAAGGTTAAGAAAGTTCTTAGAGATAATAATGGAGAATTTACTGATGAAGTTAAGAAACAAATAATTTTTGAGAGCGGGGACGTATTATGGTATTTGGCTGCATTAGCCAGAGACTTAGGATATACGCTTGAAGAAATGGCTCAAATGAATTTGGAAAAATTAGCTTCTAGAAAAGAACGTAATATGATTAGTGGAAGCGGAGATAATAGATGATTAATAAAGACGATAAAATGTTATGGGAACTTTACTTAAAAGAATCTCCTTGGAGTTTTCCAGAACTTCCAAATGATTTCGATTCTAAAATGGAAACCACCAATATACGAGATATCGAAAAATTAAATTGTGTAGGAACTTTCGAAGAATTTAAAATATATGAAACAGTGGTCGGTGATAAGATAGAATTGTATTTTACAACTTCAAACGAATTAGCCGCATTTTATTCATATATTGTGAGAAATAAACAACCAATCAAAACAAAGTTGGTGTGGAATAGTAAAAAACATATCGGAACACTTAGAAGAGTTTTTGGTGATTACATAATTCCAAAATTTAAAATTGTTGAGAGTGATGATATGATGTCCGATTCGGCATTTAAAATGTGGCAAAAGATGATTGGGTTTTATCCACAGTATAAATTCTTTGCCAAGGTTGGGGATAATTTAATACCCCTGAAACATCCATATGACGTTTTCACATATAAGGAAAAATTGACTGATAGAGATTCACCATTCATAGTTGAATATGGTGAGAAATAAAGTAAGTGCGCCAAAGCGAGAGTGTTGGGGAGGTCTGTAAAACCTCTGGCGAAAGCCATAAAGGGTGCGAATCCCTTCACTTACACCATACAATATGAAATTTAACGGAAAAGAATTATTTGAATTGGGAGTTCCTCCAAAATAAAATTAAGCTTTTCATAGGAAGAGACTTTTAAGTTCGGCAATCTTAATTATAAGGAAACTTATGATGAGGAAGTCGATAAATGGCTTGACACCAAAGAATAAGGTGATAATATAAATCTGATTCCGCAATGAGGGCATTCGTCACTAAGACGTATATCAAGGATTTTCAATGAAGGGATAACTCCCCGAGAATAGAGATAGAATCTCAATTATTGATAAAATGAGCGACCTGATCGGAATCAAAAGCTGCGTTGGGCGAGTGGTTAGCCACGAGACTCTAAATCTCTTTTACATGGGTTCGAATCCCATACGTTGTACTTGAATGATACTTTAATTGGAAATAAGAAGACCCTACGAAATAGGAGCAATATAGGTTCGAATCCTATTCATTCAACATTTGATGAAGTGGCTACTTGGAGTAGCTGGTTCCTGATTCCCACTCGAAAATCAGGCGTCTTAACCTTATTTATAAGATTCAGATGAATTCTTAATGGAGAAAATAGTCATCTATATAACATAAGATTGATAGCAAATCCGACAGGAAAAGGGTAGCCTGAAACGAAAGACCTTAGACGGTTTGAATCCGTTCTTCATCATCGGATGTTGGGTAGCTCCCAACTGATTTGGATAACAATAGCGTGATAAGTCCAAAGAGAACCAAAAATAAAACGCGCACAAAACCATAGTAGCTCAGTGGCAGTAGCGGGAGATTGTTAATCTCTAGGTCGTACGTTCGAACCGTACCTGTGGTGCATGAACGGGAATTGATGTAACTTGGTAGCATGAGGCATTTGGATTGCTTTCGTTTGGGTTCAAATCCCAAGTTCCCGACTGATTTGGATTTGTATTTTAGTATCCAAACACTAAATACAAATATGGTCAAAGTATGCACAAAATGTAATATCGAAAAGGATGAAACGGAGTTTAGATGGAGAAATAAAATTAAGAATGATAGAAGTTGTTGGTGTAAATTCTGTTATTCTCTATATGAGAAAGAAAAATGGAAAACATCCCCAAAAACTAGGATAAAACATAATAATCAATTAAACTCTAGAAGGATACGAAATGGTCAATACGTTTGGGATTTTTTAAAAATAAATCCATGTGTGGATTGTGGAAATAACAATCCTATAGTTTTAGAATTCGATCATAGAGATCCAAATGATAAGTTATATAATATATGTGATTTAACTTTTAAAGCATCTAATATAGAACTCTTAAAATCAGAAATAGATAAGTGTGATGTGGTGTGTTCTAATTGTCATAAAATTAGAACAGCTAAACAGTTCGATTTTTATAAAAATATAATAAAATAATACACCATGAAAGTAAAAATAATAGATATGGATAAACCAAATGCTAATGGTAGAATATACCCATTAACAGTGGTTGAAAACGCATTCAAGAAATATAAGGAACATATGATTGATAAAGGTAGTGCCATTATCTTTAATAAGAATTCTAATGATCTTGCGAATGCTTATGGTATTGTTAAAGATATTACCATAGAAGGTAAAGAAGGATTTGTAGAATTAAAACCATTATCTCTTAATGGAGTCGAAACGTTTACATCTTTATTAGAACATAATAAATTATCTGTAGTAACTTCAGGTATAGGAACGGTAAAGGATAATGTTATACAGGATGATTTTGAGTTAAGATGGTTGTTTTTAACAGATGATCCATCACACTCCAATTAATTAAAACCGAAGTATAATCCCAATATGATAAACGAAGAACAATTTAAAAAATGCTGGTAAAATGTAATAATTCAACCCTCCGCGCCTCTCTAAATTGTAGGTATTAAATCTAGTGATCATAAATTTAATACTGTTTTATGAAGCGTAATTCGGAGGGTGTTTGGAGGGGTAATTCAGTTGGTTAGAATAACTCACTTTTAATGAGTAAGTCGAGGGTTCGAGTCCCTCCCCCTTCACCAAAAACCGAGTATACCTTTAATGTAGAAGGCGGCGGCTTTTCTTACCGGAAAAGGTTATCGTTTGAGAGTGACAATTAGGGCATAGGAATCTAAGATTTTTTAATCTATTGTCATTATGAATTCCGTTGATATGATCAAGTTGTAGAGATATCGGTTTACTGTTATAGGTATTGGTTATATTACATTCAGCACATCTATAATCCCATCCTCTTTCCAATAATCTGTTCTTTATAAAAAATCTATTATTAAATGTGGACGATGTGACGAATATCTCCTCGTCTGTTTTTCTAATCTTTTTACCAGTCTCAATCATTTTTTTATGTCTATTCTCATTTATATTTGTCAAATCCAATTCGTAGAATTTTATAACCAAGTTTAATGTTTTATAATTTCCACAAGAAGCCCTGACATTCAATGCATCTAGTATTTCTTTATATGTGTTGTGGGTGTTTAATAAATTTTGTAATTCTTCAGATGGTATTTTCCAAAATAAACTTCTTTTTTGCCTTGATTTCTTATCAGTCATACCCTATTATTTAGTCATTCGATACAATAATTAATTTGTGGTTAAAACAACCAGATGGTAGAACCAAACCGAGAGTAGTATAATTGGCTATTACCCTCCCTTGTGACGGGAGATATTCAAGTTCGAACCTTGACTCGCGGACTTGACTAATCAAAATTTTAAAGTAGAATAAATTTATGGAAATTGATAGTCAAACAATGAAACAAATAGTGGACTTATTAAAAGATATGAATACTATGATGGACTCTTTTAGAAACAATAATTAATATGATAGTAAGAACAATAAGTTTACAAAGAGAAATTCCTCAAGTTAGAACATATTTCGGGGGACAGGGTTATAATATAAGTAGACCGGAAACTAAACAAAATTTCATAGTTTATGGTAAAGATATTCAATTTGATATTTCAATGTTAACCCACGATGGATTTTATCTACCAGTTGATTGTGATGTTGATATGGAAATAAAGTTTACCATAATTCCGAAACCACAATCACCAGTAATTAAAACTTTTAAATAATTTATAAAACTTCGTGTCCCCTTGTAATGGGTGGGGGGTGGCGGAAGGAAACTTCGTGAGTCCCGTGACAGTATCGCAATGTGAAGGCAATCCATGCCCGAAAGGGAACGGCTCGATTCTTAGCTTGACTATGTTGCAACATGGTATAGAATAAAAACGTATCCAAGGTGGACGCTCTTGAATGAGAAGTGTTACTCATGTAGGTGAACTAAACGAATGTTCTCTGGATATTATCAATCAAATAGGTATAGTTGAATTTCGAAATAGATTATACTGAATGTGAAATGGTTGGGGCTAATGCAAATGACCCTTCTTGATTGATATAACGCGGGATTAGGTTAATGGTAAACCGTCTGACTTCCACTCAGAAGTTATCAGTTCGATTCTGATATCCCGTACCATAAAATTATGACCACATATCCAATACAATATAAAAAAGGTAAGATTGTAAAACATATTAAAACATATTAAACCATATAAGGATAACACAAAAACACGTAAGTATACATATACTATAGACGCTTATACTTCTGTTCCATTATCAAAATTAATAGAATGGGTTGAGTCTAATGATGGTGATCCAAGAAATGCCATTTTAGATATTAAAGAAGATTATTATGATAATATTGTGGGTGATCTTTCTTTAGAAATTCCATTAACCGAAAGGAATTAAATGATTTAGAGAAAGATTATCAAAAAAGATTAAAGGATTGGAATGAGTGGGTTGTATTATCCAAAGAAGCAAGAGAATCCGATGATTTTAAAGAGAAGGAAAAAAGAGCGAAATCTTTAAATAATATTCTAAAGCAGTTAGAAAAAATTAGAAAACAACAAGATAAATTATGAACGAAGAATTGATACTACACGATTCGGAAACATTAAAACATGTTAATGAAGTCCGATCTAATATATGGAATCTAATAAAGGAATTGGATGAACGCGCACAAGTTCATGATGCTTCCAAATTTCAAGAACCGGAAAGAAGTGTATTCGCACAGAATACACCAAAGTTGGCTAAGACGGAATATGGAACAGATGCTTATAAGGAATTACTTGTTGAAGTAAAACCCGCAATCGATCATCACTATTCCAAGAACACACACCATCCAGAACATTGGCCGAATGGTATTGAGGATATGGACCTTTTAGATCTAGTTGAAATGTTGTCGGATTGGGCGGCTGCTACCAAAAGAAATAAGAATGGCAACATTCATAAATCCATTGAATTGAATCAAGAGCGATTTAAGATTTCTCCACAGCTTTCCAAAATTTTCACAAACACTGTAAATAGATATTTTTAATTAGCCTTGTTAGTTTAATGGTAAAACGGTAGATTTGCTTCAGTCGCTTAGTGGTCGATAGCACCATACTTGTAATATGGTATTCCACACCGTCAGTTCGAATCTGACCTGAAGCTCTTATTTTCTAATTCTTTTACTATTAGAATTTAAATTTCTAAAATTTGGAGTTAAAGAATGACAATTTGGACATATTACTTCTAAATTATCCTCAATACAATTTTCAGCGTCTCCATCAATATGATTTATTTCTAGAGGACAATTATTTGTTTGTGGGTGAAGTTCACTCCAACCACATTCAAACAATTGGGGCAACTCCAATGATTTAAAAGAATATATAAGGGAGATTAGTATAACGGAAGAACATATGAATACGAATCATAAGACAGTGGGTTCAATTCCCCTATTTCCCACAAAAGGCTAGGTATTCCAATGGTAGAGAAAGTGCGCTAAGAACGCATACAGTGTCGGTTCGAATCCGACCCTAGCTACATAACCCTTGGTAGCTGAGTTGGTTCCAAGCGGCAGATTGAAGATTTGCAGTAGGTCGGTTCGATTCCGACACAAGGGACATTAAATTAAATGGAACATTAGCATAGTGGTTTAATGCACCCGCCTGTCGAGCGGGTTATCGTCGGTTCGAATCCGTCATGTTCCGCATTATGAAAACAAGTTGGGTTGAAAATTTATATGATGACGAGGGAGATTGTTATGAAAAATGTATTCTCCTCTTTTATGATAACACTATTTTAAAATTTGAAACCGTGGAACAGCTTGACTATTTTGCGAGTAGTGTTAAAATAATGGTTAACGAAATAAAAGAAATATCAGATGACTAAACCATGAACTGGAAATGTATGAGATGTGGTCATATTTTTAATGACTCAAATAAAGAATGTAATTGCAGTGAAAGTCCATCACCATGGGTAGCATTACGAGAAATTACCGATACTGTAAGATTGGATTGGCTTGCTAATAATATAAATTGTTATAAATTTATAGGTCATCCATCAATGGATGGAAAATATCCATGTTGGAGTGTTTGGTCCCCAAAAGAAGGGAGAACAACAAGAAAAACATTAAGAGAAGCGATTGATGCTTCTATGGATTTGGAATAAATTGAGGGGTAGTGTAACGGTTAGCACAGCAGATTTTGAATCTGCTAGTGAGGGTTCGATTCCCTCCCCCTCTACATATGGGTGTGTGGTCGAGTCTGGTTTATGGCATCCGATTTGAAATCGGACGATGGGTTAGTAGCCTGTCCGTGGGTTCAAATCCTACCGCACCCGCTTGACATTGATTAAAACCGAAATATAATACAACCATGTCAGATAGATACAACGCAATAACAGTGGTTCTTGAAAAAGACACCAGAGATGACGATGCTCAAGACATTATAGCAGCACTAAAAATGGTAAAAGGTGTAGCTGATGCTAAACCAAATATTGTCAATGTGGATTCTTTTGTATCTGATACTAGAGCAAGACAAGAACTTGGATCTAAATTGTTTGAAGTGTTATATGATAAATATAAAAAATAATGGGATGCAGCTTTAGTTGGTTAAAGCACTTCATTTGCAATGAAGAGTTCGCAGGTTCGATTCCTGTCATCTCCACATACCAAGATGCGTGAATGGTTGAAGCGAGCGGATTCCAAATCCGCCGAACGAAAGTTCCACTGTGGGTTCGAATCCTACTCTTGGTGCATGAGATTATTAAGGATGTCGGCTTAGAAGCAGCCATCATTTAAAGAGTTACGGCATTGCCATGATGGTGCGATATGTCAGCCAGTTCGGTAACAGAACATACTGATGATGTGCCTGTGGATAAACAAGAGTCGTCGTAGGGTCATCAAGCCCAACCACTAGAGAACATAGGATAGTGGCGACAAGTAGGTTCCTAAGCCTCAAGTATTTGGCGTAACAGCACACTTTTTAATCTCACAATGTTCCGTTGACAGATTGGTTATGTGAGTGATTGCAAATCACTTAAGGGGGATTCGATTTCCTCACGGAACTCAGAAAACTAATATAAAATTATGGAATATCCACAAGCTTACTGTGAAAAATGGAGAATATCGAGAAAACCACATAAATGTTGTGAGTGTGGTGGAATTATCTTTTATAAAGAACGATATCACTATTGTTCTGGAGTATGGGATGGTCAGGGACAATCATATAAAACATGTGTAGATTGTAATGAATTTCGCAATCTGATAAATTCTACCAACTCATATGAGGATGGTGCCGCTCTTGGAGAATTAAGAGAATATATAATGTCTGATTATTTTCTTCCAGACATTACCAAATTTGTATCGATCTGGGATAAGCGTGGTGTGTTTGTCAGACCCAAAATTAGGGAATGGATAAGAAGAGGAAAAATTATTTAGAATCTAAACCATCTTGAAACAGTTTAGCTTCGGCATCTCTTCTAAGATGCAATCCTTTGAGAGCAGTATAGTTCCAAAGACGCTTCATCGATTTAATATCAGATGGGACATCCTTTTCTTTACCAGTGGATATGTTATATTTTATCCATCTCATTTCTTTTCTCGAATCAGAACTACCTAAAGATGGTCCTCTGTTGAATACAAGACTAACCAATGAACCGTTGGAATGTGGGTGAAGTCGATCTTTTCTTAAAGCAAAAGCATCAGATGTTTGTTTAGCAAATCTAGGAAGGCTATCCTTCTTAAAGACTTGTTCTGATTGTTCGTAAGTTAATACAACAGAATTCTTAACTTTTGGTAATCCATTATAGTAAGCATTCTTACCTTTCAATCCAGAAACACTTTGTAGTGCCTTTATTTCGGAATCGCTTAGAATTCCCTTAAAAGCGTCCTCTATCTGTTTCGGGGTGTTGTAACCTAGGTCAAATCCAAAGCCGACAGTGACCCCGCTGGAGGTCGTCTGCCATGCAGGAACCATTGGTTTAGTATACTTTGAGTTATAATAGGATCTACCACCAACTTCGTAGTATATAATGTGGTCTATGGCTTTTTGCGATACGGGAATTGTTAACCCTTCAGATATAACATCATTTGGATTAGTGCTTCCGTATAATACAATAGTTAATAAAAAATATATTAATATTTTTTTCATTGCAACGTTACCATAATGGTGGTGAACATTACAGAGAATATCACCAAAATCCATCTTGCTTTTTCGATGCTTGTCATGGAATTCCAACCAGTATCAAATGTATCACCGAAGTCTTTACCCAAAGTATTCTTAAAGATAAACTTCTTAACAGTCCAAGCTAGAGCGGATGCAAAAGCAACCTTCGCCACTACTATGGAAAAGTCTACAACATTGAATATAGCGGAAAAATCAAAATTTTGATCAATCCATCCTGCACCTTTTAGTAATGCAAAAAACCCTGCGGCTGCACCACCAACATATAACCAATCCTTATTAACACCAACTTGTTCGGGTTCGGCTACAGGAGTAACAACTTTTTCTTTTTTATTTACCATATCACTATTTAGTTTAGATTCTAAATTTAGTCATTGGAAAATAAACCATGAGAACATTTTTTATGATAATCCATAAGACAAATCCACCAACCAAACCAAATATCCAGTTTCTATAGACAGAAGCTTTTGCAGCTTTTACCTTTTCCTTTTCCAGATTTTTCTTAAGAGTTTCAGCTTCTTGATTCTTAGTGGTTAAATTGGTAGCCAGAAATGTATTTTGATTTCTCAATTCATTGGCTTCATTTTCCTTATCCATTAACTTTCTGTAGGTTATGGATGCATCCTCTTTCGTCATTTTTAAAATAGCAGCTTGATCTTTTCGAATATTTTCCAGTTCACCATTTTGGGTTTCTAAAAATAGATTGCGTTGTTCTATTGTTCGTAAATCATTGATGATTTCAACAACTTCGATTTCTTTTATTAATTGTTCCGCTAAAACTTTCTCCCTTAATTTCTCAACTTTAGTAATTGTTTCGGATATTTTTATTTTTTGTCGAAGAACTGTCTCCCTTTGTTGTTTGATGGTTGTATCTATTTTAGTATTAGTTTCAATAGTTCTATCTATACCATCAGATACTTTTCTCAGAGAAGGTGCAACGCTTTCGATTTTTGCTGGTGGTGGGGGAATTATGGATGGGGGTGTTGTTTTTGGAGCACATCCAAAGATTATAAACACGGCTAACAAGACACTGCTCACTGATAGGTGTCTCTTAACATTACTATATTTTCTTTTATTCATCACTCTGTTTCCTTAATGTTTGTTTGATTTCCAATAGAGATTCTTTTATCACAGGAACGGATTCTTCCAATCTCATAATTCTACGATCTTGAGCCAAACGTTCACTATCCAGTATGGATTTTGCATCAATCCAATTAGTGGATGTGAATCTATTACCACTGGTTTCCGCAGCGGCTATCATTATAGTATTTACCTTTTTTTCAAGATCTGATATTTTATACCATGCTTCTTTCAAAAAGAAAGAGCTTATCGCTATAGCTACAGACATAGTTAATCCAACGATTCGGATTGTCCAGTCGTTAATAAGGGTTTTATCGGGGGATTGAGGTTTTTCCATATTAATATTTAGTGTGTAACGGGTTGACAAAACGAATATTGGTGATATAAATACATACTATGAAAACTTTTCTATTAATAATTACGATTCTAATGTTAAACATGCAAGTATATGCGGAAGAACAAGGCAAAGCCTCATGGTATTCTATAGCGTGTAATGGTGGAACTCATACAGCCAGTGGGCAAAAACTCAACAATTATTCAAATACAGCAGCACATAAAACATTACCATTTGGAACCAAAGTAAAGGTCACAAATTTAAAAAATGGAAAGGCACAAGTCGTCACTATTAATAACCGTGGACCATTCATTAAGGGGAGAATTATTGATGTAACTATAGGAGTGGCGGATAAATTAGGATTTAAAAATCAAGGAGTTACATCGGTCAAATTAGAAGTCTTAAGCAAAGGTAAATAATATTATAAAAAAATTAAAATTATGAAATTTAGAATATGGAATAAAAGCTTGGGATGTTTTGTATCTTCCGACGAATGGTTTGTTAATGGTCTTGGGGAAATATTTTACTATGAAATAATGGATGGTGAACTTGTAAATGCTGATAAATCTAATTGTATTATACAAAAATTCACAGAATTATATGATAGAAATAAAAATCCAATATATGAAGGGGATAAATTAATTTATCCATCGCATAAGGATAATGGTGATATGATCGTAGAATATCAATTTGGAAGATGGGTATTGAACGATATGGAAGACTTGGATGATTATTGGGCAGATAATGTTGATGTTGGGAACATTACTACATTACAAATTATAGGAAATATATTTGAAAAATAAATACATCATACTAAATATAAGATATGATTAAGCGCGAAAATAAAAACACCGTAAGATTGTGTTGTGGAAAAAAGGGATGTCCCACTGTTACAGATCTAGGTAATGGATTTGTTGAAATAACAGATGATAATGGTAATAAGATACAGGTGAAGCAAGAAGAAGCTGAACTTATATCAGATGGGGTTAAAACTTTAAAGGGGGAAAAGTTAATCCTTGGCTGATTTAATTTTCCTAAGTTTTTCTCTTATTGGATGTTGTTTCATAATAAAATATGCGACTATATTAAACTTTATCAGAAATCCCCTAAAGAAAATAAAATTTTTTAACGAACTACTATCATGCTCACTTTGTATAGGTTTTCACATAGGGTTTTGGAAAGTGATACTTTTTGGGCCATTCTCAATGGAATATGCTTTATCATTAGCGTTATATTCATCAGCAATATGCTGGCTACTTGATCACATATTAGATGTAATGCACATCTACATTCACGGTAGGGATTAATTTAAATATTTTCCATATACTCTTTTCAGATTTTGAAAAAGAATTTTATATTTTGGACTATTCGTTAATATGTATTTATTTTTTGAAAAATATGCCAATTTGGCCATATTTTTTAAATCTGTTAAACGACTGTCTAAAAATAGAATTAGATTTACAGACGACTCACTAAATTCTTCCACTTCTAATTTTAATGTAAATAAAATAACTTGAGTGTTATATTTCCATCTTGGTTCTATTTCTATAAGAATATCATTTAAATCATTATTATATAATAATTGTCTATCGCTTGAATCTATAGTTAAACTATAATAAGATTCAAAAAACTTGTTGAATGTTTTTTGATTATCTATTTTGGGAGAAGTGTCATAATTATCCCTAATATAATTAAAAACCATTTTACCAAATTCATCACCTATAAAAGACACTTCTCTAGATATATTGGGAATACCATTAAATGATGCGGGGTCTGAATAAGTTTCATATGTTTCTTGGGTTATTCCATCAACTATCATTTCCCATTCAACATGCCTATTTCCTCTCCCATCATGATATGTGAGATCTTCTGATCCATTTTCTACCAACTTATTTAAGAATTCATTAGACGATTGGATGATTCCAATCTCCTCGAAAATATTAACCCAATCATTTGGTTCTGTAAATGCTTCCAATATACTATTATCAAATTCGTCAACCCCCCTACAGTATTCCTCGTATTCAGAAGAATCAAAAAACACACTCTCTGAACTAAAAGAAATTTCTAATTTATTATTTACGAAAGATAGAGCACGAATATCCACTATACTAGCAACATTTTGATCTAACCAATACATCAATCCTGACCAAATTATATCATCGTCATATTCTCCATCCTTTGCCTTTGAAAAATCCCCCTCGTCGTCCAGCTTTAAACCAATATTACTGAAATCTATTCCAGTATAATCAAAAGTAATTTCAGCATAGGCTTCCCCCACACAGTATGCGGTGTCATCCCACGAAACATCATAATCAACTTTACAGTATTTCATTCGACTGTTATAATAATTCTTAAGTTGTTCACATTCCTCTTCTAAATTATTGTATAATTCTTTTATTTCACGATTTCTTCCGACTTCAGCTATTCTATCTGAATCATAATGATTTATATATTGGGGAATTCTATGTTCCACATCATCTCCAATATCGTAATAGTTTTTAACCAACCCCAAAATGCTATTGTCGTAATATGTTCCTCCTCTTTTTTTCCAATCACTTGCTTTGAATTCTTCCAGATCTATTGGCTGTTTTTCTTTTAGAAATGCCTTCAAACTTTCGTAAAATTGGGGAATGGTCGAACTACCATATACTCTATCATCTGGTATGGCCAATTCTTTACCATCTACTTCCAATCTTCTAACTCTTAATCTGGATATTGGTTCCAAATCAAATCTGTCCCCATGGCGTTCTTCATCAACAAATATTTCATCTTGTTGTAAAGACTCTCCATTATTTAAAAATTCTTCCAGATCTTCCGCTTCCACTATATATGCAACTGCTCCACCATTGATTGCTTCCTGAACCGCACATTGAAAGTATTCCTTTCCTTGGCCATGGCAAGATTTTATATTATCATGGTCAGACATGCGAACAACATCAATTGGAGCACGGGAAAGAACGATACTATATTTGGATGTTCCTAGAGTATCTTTTAAATTTTCCTTATACCTTGCAAGCCAATCCAGATATTTTTTCTTATCATCATCAGTTAATTTTAATTTAGATATAGCCGAACCAAGTTTTATTCGTTGTTCCTTTTCTCCACCCCCATGTTTTGGGTCCAATTTGATTTTACGTATTAATTCTCCTGAATCTAAATCTATACCACCATAATCTTTAATTCTCTTTAAGGCATTAATAATATCCTTGGCAGTTGGATCACTGAAAATTGGAATAATTATTCTCAAATCTTCATCTCCGAAAATATGTGAAAACGGTAGATCCTCTTTATGTTCATCCAAATAGTCGATTATTCGTTCATCCATTTCACGAATCAATCTAGCATTATAGAGATTAGCTATACTATGACGGGATACATACATACAACTATTTAATAAGATCCTTGACAATTACCACCGTTTGGTTATCATCATACAATGACCGAGAGAGTAAATTGGAATGAGCCATATGATATTCTTATAACAAGACCTAGTAAATTTTCGAATCCTTATTCACATAAGGAAAATACTCTAGCGTTATATAAAACAAATTCTCGAAAAGAGTCTGTAGAAAAGTTTAAAGAATATTTTTATAGTAATAAAGAGTTACAGGAAGCATGTGAAGAACTTCGTGGAAAACGAATAGCTTGTGTTTGCACTAGAAAAGAATCCTGTCACGGTGACATTATTGTTGACTTTTTAGAAAATCGTCCTAAGATAAATTTAGAAGAGTTATGATTTAGGAACCATCTGTTTAGCTTTCTTATATGCCATTTGTTCCGTGACTTCCTTGCTATTCAATAGCATTTCTGCCACCCAATCCTGTATCTTAGGAAGATACTTTCCTATTTGGGTTCTATCGGTTTGAAACTGTGGAAACCATTGCATCATTTTATTACCATTAATAACTACGGATATTTGTTTTTTCAATTCATCTGCTCCACCGGGAACGGTAGCCAGTTTAGCTTCTGCTCTCTCAATCTTATCTAAGAACGCTTGTTTATTAAACAAACCGGGACCACGGGAAGCTTCATCACAATATCCTACAGCTTTAATAGTTTCCCAAGCGGGATTGTGTATAATACGTCTCAAAACTTTAAGACTTAACTTATCAAGTCCATGTATATACATATGATTTGCAACCGCAGCTAGTATATTTTTTTTATCATCTGGACCCAACTTGGCAAAACGCAATCTCTTGAAAATATTTTCAACGATGGGAACTCCTGCTGCTTCATGAGCATGATAATTACTAAACCCGTTTGGTTTAGTTCCTCTTGTGGTTGCTTTTCCAAAATCATGAAACATTACCGCTAAATTGATAACGGGGTCACTATATGGTGAAGCTTTTAGACATTCATGAATATGTCCTAGAACTTGGGAATCACCTTCCGGGTGATGTGCAGGATCATGATCAAATCCTTCCATATCTGTAAATTCTGGAAGTATGTCATGTAAAATTCCAGCATCTTGTAATTTATATAAAAAGTTGGATAACGTTCTACCGGACTTAGCAGCTTTATACATTTCTTGTGAAATGCTTTCTTGAGATATCAAATTGGGATTTAATAACAAATGTTTTAATTCCTTAGCAGCATTTAGAGTTTCTGGTTCGATATCAAAATCCATTTTAGCGGCGAAACGGAACACACGGAGTAATCTAGTGGCATCTTCCTTGAAACGCTCCCTAGCGTCTCCTACGGCTCGGATTAGCCCATTCTGTAGATCTTGTAATCCCCCTTGGTAATCAACGATCCTTCCACTATGATCCAATCCAAAACTGTTGATCGTTATATCCCTTCTTTTGGTATCGGTTTCAAAACTGTCCACTTCGGTTGATACATTGCTCTGTCTTCCCATTGCGGTTTGGGAATCTTCCCTAAACTTGGCAAGATCGAATGCATAATCTCCATATAGAATTGTATACACGGGCTGTGTATCGTTTTTACTTATATTTCTCAATTCAAAATGTTTTGATAGATCTTCAAATGGAATATTTGTAGCCATATCAACATCATCAATAGAATTTCCCATAAGCAAATCCCTTGGGACTCCTCCCACAATATAAATCTCTCCTGTTGGAAAAAGATCAACTATTTTATTCATTAGGTCTAATCCAACACGCAATTCTTCTGATGATGTCAACGCCTGTTCCCATTTGTCGGAAAAATCATCTAATTGATAATTTACGCTTTCTTGAAAGAATTTGGAGAATGTTATCATGGTAATATTTAGATAAATCATTAAATAATGCTATGCAAAGGTTTGAAGATATGTATATTCGGGTTCTGGAGGAAAGATTTTATACATATAAAATGCCTGAAGATAAGTCTCTTACAATGTATGATTTTTATGTATTGGATTATCTGAACTATTTATTGGACCAACCATCAAAGAATTTTCGTGATCTACCATCGGATTTGGAGGACAGTGTTCGTTCGGCTGTTCAAAATCTGTATCCTGCCTTAAGGGAAGAATTATTGAATGCGGTGTTCTATGCCATATGTGCGGAGATTCGACATGCTGAAGTAAACAAATTAAATCGAACCTTACTAAATGAACACCCTAAGTATGTGGAGTTGTACAAGCATTGGTTAAAATATAAAAACTTTCATGGTAAGAGTCTTATTGATAAGGAAGAACTCATGAATTTGTATGATGTTAAAAAACCATCATCTGTTAAAAGAACCCCCCAATCCGAAAAGAGCAATGATGCAGGTCGAAATATATCATATAAAGCCGCGAACTATGCCATAGAACAAACTGGTCTATCCACGGCGGATTTCGTAAAGATGTGTGAATATCTTTACGATTATGGAACTTGGGCAACTTCTTATGGTGGTAAGGCATGGGCTAATATATGTAAAGGATGGTTGATGTTAAATGAAGCCGATCAAATCAACACTTCCGTAAAGGATGATAAGACTAAACAAAAATCTACCAAAAAACCGATGGGTGTTGCCATCGACCACATTTATGATCTACAACACAACACAGATACGGTATTCAACAAACTGACATCTTATTATAAAGGAGGTTATTTTTGGATTTTAAAAGCATTGGATGATAAAGCCAATACAGATAGTTATCACAAACTTTTAAGTAAAAGCTCGGGAACCGTTAAGGCCATGGCCCTACCAATTTTATATAACAAACTTGGAACCACATGGGAAAAGGAAATAAAATTGGAAAAACCAGCACCCGCAACCATTCTTGGTTTACCACCCATAGATTTAGATTTTGGTAATAAACTAACTGATACCAATACCCCCGATACCTATACGCCTGATGTGGGGGATGTTTTAGAATATGAATCTATAATAACTAAAACTACTATTAAAATAATCATTTCTAATATAGAAC